AATGGCTGAACTTTTAACGCCATCTGACGTTGAAGTCAAAGACGTTTACATTGAGACAAGTACAGGTAAGAGATTAAAGATCGATGACCTGATTGCTGAATTCAACGTCTATGAATCGATATACACACCAATATTGCGTGGAGACATGCTTATTCTCGACGCAACGTCATTATTTTCTTCTTTACCTATTGTAGGCCAAGAGAAAATTAGTGGTACTATTATTCGTGGCGATGAAACAAAAACATTTTCATTCTATACTACAGACGTTGCTGATATTCGTAATGTCAATGATTATACACTAGAATATAAATTAAATCTTATCGAAGAAGCATATTATTATAATGCAGTATCATTAGTATCTGAATCATATGAAGGATCTGTATCTGATATTGTAAAGCGTATTGCCGAAGACTATCTTAAGATTGATATCGAAGTAGAACAAACATCAGGTAACTATAAGTTCGTAATACCTAATTGGAATCCATATAGAGCAATTCGTTGGTTAACTCGTCGTGCCTATAACGAAAATAATGTACCATTTGTTTGTTATAATACATTCTATAATGGTGTACAATTCAGATCATTAGAATCTATATTTGGAAAAGAATCAACAGAGACTTTCTCATATAAAGAAAAGAAAGCAAATAAAACTGAAGCACAAATTCAGGCCGGTACTTTTTCTAACTATATGGAATATGCACGTACTGCATTTCTATTCAGACAATTAGAATTAGCACCAATGACTGAGCTAGTAAATAGTGGTGCTTATGCATCTCGTACTCAGTTAATTGACACCATGAATAAAAATTATAAAATATTTGATTACAATTATAATGAAAATTTTGATAGACAACCAAGAGTTGCAAAAAGTAAAGTACTGTCAGATAAATTTTTAATTGGTGAAAAATCAGTATACGAACAACCAACAACAAAACAAACAAATTTTGTACATTCTGGTTTATCTTTTGGTGATTCACATTACGATTATAATGGTGATGTATTCAACTCATCTCCACACCTACACTCATATTTAAATACGTTAAATAATTATCGATACAGAATGGGTGTGCCAGGCAGAATGGATTTAGAAGTTGGCAGTGCAGTTGGTGTAGAAGTAAATAAAAATGCTGTAATGACAGAAAATGAAAAAGGCGACGTCAAAGATGTTCGTAGAAGTGGTAAACATATTATCACTTCTCTAAGACATCAATTCAGTAACAATGACAATTATCAATTAATTATGGACGTTGCAAGAGATACTATGGGAGCAGATCACGATGAAGCAGTTTAATGATACATTGGGTAATATGCAATGGTGGATCGGTGTTGTAGAAGACCGTGATGATCCAGAGCAGGTTGGCCGTGTACGTGTTCGTATCTTTGGCGATCATACAGCAGATAGAAATAAAATTCCGGTAGCATCATTGCCATGGGCACAAGTTATGATGCCAGCAACATCAGCATCTTTGGCTGGTGTGGGTGATTCTCCGACAGGCATACTCCAGGGTAGTTGGGTTGTCGGTTTCTATATGGATGGAGAATCAAAACAACAACCATTAGTTATGGGAACAATCCCAGGTATTACATCACCTGCGGATCCGCTTAAAGGTTTTTCAGATCCAAATGCCGTGAATCCAGTTCGAGTCAACGAACCAGACACACCATATTCTGCAATGCCTTCTACATATAAGGAACACGGATCTTATATTACAAAAGTAGATACAAGAGTAGATGACGTTGAATGTGCAGTACCACCTAAGGTATCATCAGTAGCGGTTGATGAAGCAGATTCATATTACGAACGTCCTACATGGAGTTCACCAAGTGTACAAAGTGACACTCCACCAGTATATCCGTATAATAAAGTAAAGGAAACTGAATCCGGTCATGTATTCGAAATTGATGATACGCCAGGTAATGAACGTATCTCTCAGTTCCACACATCAGGAACAGCCTATGAAATACAACAAGACGGATCAAAAACTGAAACTATTATTGGTAACAATTACCATGTGGTTCTTGGTTCTGACAACATTTACATTGTTGGAAATGCTAATCTTACTATAGATGGTAATTTAAGAACTTTAGTCAAGGGAAATTATCACCTTGAAGTGAATGGAAATAAAACCGAAGTAGTTCGTGGATCCAGACAAACAAAAATTTCACTTAACGATAATATTGAAATCGATCAATCATATTCTGGTAATATTGCAGAAAATTCTATTCAAAGAGTTGGACAAAATGAAACAAGAATTGTTGGTCAAAGTAGAAATACCACAGTTGGTATTGATGATGATTTAACAGTCAATGGAAATTATGGTCGTATCGTTATTGGTGATACATCAGAATTTTCAAATGGTAGCTATGCATTAACAACTAATGGACAATTAAATGTTACTGCATCTGGAAATATTATTGTAGAGACACCATCTAATATGACAAATAATATTGATGGTAATTTAACAGATAACGTTGTTGGTAACGTCGACGTTAACGCAGCAAGGATTGATCTGAACTAATGCCAGCAGTAAGTAGAGTAGGTGACAGTTTATCGACAGGACATGCTTGTACAGGCAGTACAACTATTGCTTCATCAAATACAGATGGAACAGTACACGCAAATAATATCGATATCATTGTAGTAGGAGCTCCAACGGTTTCACATCCGTTTCCTCCCGCACCTCCTTGTGCTCCTCATGTAGCAAATTTAAATGCAGGATCATCTAGTGTTTTTATTAATGGTATTGCGGTAGGTAGAATCGGTGATAGTGCCGATGCTGGTGCAATGACCAGTGGTTCAGGTAATGTATTCGTTGGAGGTTAATTATGGCTTTTGAATTACCAGATATTAGTAGTCTAGCAACAAAATTCTCTGACTCAGTCAGTAGTAATGTTAATCTAGACTCTATTCAAAAAGCTCTAAAAAGTGGTGCTTGTGGTGCATCTGACGCATTAGACGAAGTCAAAGGTTTTGCGGATGACATCAAAGCTAAATTAGCAGAAGGTAAAGACGCACTTGGAGAACTAGGTGATCTTGCCGGTGATCTACAAGCAAAGGTTAATGATAGCCTAAAAGAATTAGAAGCAGAACTTGATGAAGCCACATCATCTATACAAGATGAGATTGCGGAACTACAGGGTAAAATTGGTGAAGACTTTGCTGCAGCTCAGGCAGAACTCAAAGAAAAATGGGGTGATGTTGTTGATGATATCGATGAGTTAGTTGATGGTATTCCTTCATTAACAGATTTATTATCTGGTGATGGTGAACCAATTGACTTATGTGCTGATGTACCTGACTTAGAAAAGAAAACAAAAGAAGTAGTCGACGAAGCTACTGGTGAAGTTACAACTGTTATTGAAGATATTAAAAAGGCAAAAGCTCCAAAGGTTGCAGATAAAGTTGCAGAAAAAATGCCTGAGTTCAAGGCAGAATTAAATGCTGCTTTCAATAAAATATCTACTGCTAATAAGAAAACTGGTAAATCATTTATATCTGTTTCTATTGCATACGGTTCAGTACAATTCAAAGAAACATCATTAGCCAATGAATATTGGCTAGGTGCTACTCAAGAAATGGATGAGATGAAAGCTGAATGGTATGAATCTGATGAATGGAAAGCAATACAAAAATTATCAAAAGAAGGTGCGATGACACCAAACGAATTACGTGATGCTGATTTATTAGACGATGCACAAGAAGCTATTCTGAAAAAACGTGACCAGTATTTGTTAAACCTAAAAGAATTTAATAAATTTAAAGGTGAATATTGGGCTGCTGTTACAGCAAATAAAAAGATTATTGTCGGATCGATGACACAAGAAGTATTCGATCAGAATCTAGAAGGATTAAAAGACTATTACAGCGGTGTACCAGATAAAGCATGGGACACACTTGACAATATTATTGAGTATCATACAACAGATGAAGCCAAACAAAAGATTATTGACTTCAATGAATACAAGAAGATTTAAATTTGAGGTATAAATAAGAGTATGCCTAGAACACAAAATAGATCAGATTTAGATACATCACGTGCAAAGATTACGGCACGCAGCTCACTGTACTCGGATTTCCATTTGGACTTTACTCCTCATCCGAATACTGGTGATATAACCACATTGTTTGATATTAACTCTATTAAACAATCGGTCAAGAATCTTATTTTGACAAACAAAGGCGAGAGACCTTTTAATCCTAGACTAGGTTCGAATGTCAGAGGATTATTATTCGAACCAGCTGATCCTTTTACGGCATTAGATATAAAAGAGGCTATCAAGGAAACAATTAATAACTATGAGCCTAGAGTAAAACTCCTTGATGTCACAGTTAAAGATAATTCTGACGCCAATAGGTATCGTGTAGAAATTGAATTTCAGATTTTGACTACACTTGAAACTGGTGATGTATCATTTTATTTAGAAAGAATTAGGTAAATTATATGGCTACAACAACATCAAAGAATAGATTACAGGTATCTGAATTAGATTACGATCAGATCCGTACTAACTTAAAAACATATTTGCAAAGTCAAACTCAATTTCAAGACTATGATTTTGAAGGTTCGGCATTATCAACTGTTATTGATGTATTAGCATATAACACATTCTATAATTCATTCAATGCTAATATGATGGCAAATGAATTATATTTGGATACTGCTCAAGTACGTAATAATGTTATTTCACATGCAAAGACTCTTGGTTATATTCCAAGGTCTCGTACTTCTTCTTTTGCTGGTATTGACGTTACTGTTAACTCACCGGCTGGCAATCCAGCATCATTAACTATCGATCGTGGTACAGTATTCACAACTAAGATTGATAATAAAACATATCAGTTTGTTAACCTTGAAGCTCAAACAATTACTCCTACTGCTGGGGTTTATAAGTTTGCTAACTTAATTATTAACCAAGGTACATTACGCACATACGAATATATTGTAGATAATACAGATAAGAGACAAAGATACGATATTCCAGATGATAACGTTGACACATCTACTCTTATCGTTAAAGTAAAAACTAGTGCTTCTTCATCTGATACTTCGGTTTATGCGAGAGTACAAAACGTTGTTGATGTCGATGGTGATTCACAGGTTTATTTCTTACAAGAAGGTATTGACGGTAAATTCGAAATTTATTTTGGTGATGACATCTTTGGTAATAAATTAGAAGCAGGTAATATTGTACAGCTTGAATATTTGGTGAGTGATGGTAAAGATGCCAACAGCGCAAAAACATTCTCACTGAGTGGTAACATTCAAGGTAATACAAACGTCACTATCTCAACGGTTTCGAAATCTGGTGGTGGTGCGAGTCGTGA